TCAGTTGCCTTTGCCGATCTGCTTAATAACCTGATCCGCGCCGGTGGCAGCCAGGCCGGAAACAATGCCCACGGCCAGGGCGGTCAACGGATCCGCGGCCGGGAAGTCCGGCACGTTGATGTACATGGCAGCCAGGCCCAGCAGGCCGCCAAGGGCGCCGCAGATGGACGGCAGCCATTTGTTAGCAAGCGGCGTTTGTTTGACCGCTGTTGCCGCCAGGTAGCAGATAACCGTAATCGCCGCCACCCCTGCCATACCAAAAGATGCAAAATCCATGAGTTTTTCCTCCTATGTATTCGTGTTCAAGCGGTTTTGTTCTCGAGATCGGTGATGCGGTGGTTTGCAACCTTGATTTGTTCTTCCAGCACCGGTACACGTTGGGCAAAATTATTGTGGGCACGGACTTCACGGGTCAGCTCTTCAATTTTTGTATCGGTCACGGCTTGCGCGGTGGCCATCCTCTGCTCTGTGCGCCGCTGCCCGGCAAGATTGGTAATAATAACGCCGATAAGGCTCAACCCGCCAGTAATCAGCGCAACAACAATAGCATCCACCAAATCACTCCTCCACATATTCGGCCTTGTACAGCCCTGCATCAATCAGTTGCAGCTCTGCACACTTGCGCATAATGTACCAGGCGTCGCCGCTGGATACCGGGCCGATGTCCAGCATCCACTGGTTGCCATCCGCACAGGTTTCGCGGTACAGGCCCGCCGCGATCAGCCCCAGCCCCTCGCACAGGGCGCGGATGGTGCTGCGGTCGCCGCTGGAGATACGGCCAATGGTGATTTGCTGCTTGTCCAGCTTGTTGGGGGTGGTATCCTCCGGGGTGGGCGCGGTGTGGCCCTGCAGGCCCGCCTGGATCATCAGCTGTTCATAGTCCTTGTAGACCCGGTTGCAGTCCAGGCTGGTGCCGTAGCCGGGGATGCCCAGGGCGTTGCGGCTGGAATACTGCCAGATGCCATACGGCAGGGGGCAGGTGCATGTGCTGCTGTACTGGGCTACCCAGATATCATATTTTGACAAAACCTTATAGTCCAAGCGGTTGCGAATAAAATCGCGGCTGGCATACAAGATGCCGTAATACCCTGCGGCCTCAATCTCCGACAAAAAGGCCTGTACAAGTGCCGTGCGCTGCGCGTTGGTCAGACGCAAAATGCACGGCTCGTACTCGATATCATACGCCACCGGCAGGCACAGGTGCTTGCCCTTGATCGCGGCCAGGCAGCAGCGTGCTTCCTGCCGGGCTTCCGCCGGGGTGCTGGCGTAGCTGTACCAGTACACGCCGTACTGGATGCCCAGGCGGGCACACTCCGCTGCGTTGCGCTCAAACTGCGGGTCAACCTGGCTGCTGTAACGGCCATACCCGGCGCGCAGCATAGCATGGCGGATGCCCTTGTCATACGCCGCCTGCCAGTTGAATTTGCCTTGGTGCTTGCTTACGTCAATAGCATAATTCATGTATTCCACTTCCCTCCTATTGTGCGCTACGCTGCTGTAGCTGCCCAATTTTACCGCGCTGCTGGCCGTGCTAAAATCGTTGTCCAGCCAGTTCAGCGGGTTCGTGCGCTGGCCTCTCCACCGCACCTCAAAATGCAGGTGTGCTCCATGGCAGTTGCCGGTATCGCCGCTGTAGCCGATCAGCTGGCCTTCCTGTACCTGCTGTCCCTGCGCCACGCAAAGATTGCTCAGGTGGGCGTACAGCGTTTCCAACGTGCCGTACTTGTAGGTTGCATGGCGCAGCTTGACCATGTTGCCATAGCTGTTGATGTCCCCCTGGGTGCGCTTGCCGTTCCAGCGGTAGGCCGTCTCCACCGTGCCGGCCTCTGCGGCGTATACTGGCGTGCCGACGGCGGCGCGGAAATCCAGCGCCCGGTGCAGGCTGCCATCATTGTAGAGCCAGCCTGCGGTGATAATGTGCTGGGCCAGCGGCCAATGCAGCAGGGCTTCTTCATTCTTCAGCCGCATTTTTATCCTCCTTATTTTGTCCTCTTCCATATCCATACCGATAAATAAGGCGGCATGTTGTTGTGGGCTGCCCCGGAACCGCCGGAGGCGACTGTTACGGTTTTGGATTCCCAGTTCGGAATACCCCAGCCACTTGATTGCGTTTGGACATACGCATCCGCAGAGCTTCCGGTTTTGGAGCGTATTACGTTGCTTCCGTTGGCCACAGACAGCGAATAATCCGGTAGCTCGCTTTGTGTAAGCTTATGGGCGAATTCGCCCCCAGTGCTACCTGCGGGATGACTGCTGGAAGCAGCAAACAGGAAAGTATCAGATATCATTTCCCACGTGCCACCAAATAGATTTGCCGGGCTTGTACTGTTTACGCTCATGTAAATGCTGCCAATCGGCCAGGCCGCAAGTTTTGCTTCCGCGATGGCTGCAAATACCGCTGCTGGTGTTGCTGCAATTCCTCCGCTGGTTGAACTGATTGAACTGGTCGAATCGCTCAGCTTCACGCCGCCCGCGGTCGAAGCATTACCTGTCGGCAGTGTGTATTTGGTGTCAGTTGTCGGCGGTGTGTATCCCAAAGCACTTGTCACGTTCGCCTTTGTCAAACTAATCGTGCCGGAATTCTCCGTAATGTTACTCCCGATTTTTACACCACCCAAAGTCCAAGCACTTGCGGTTGGCAGTGTGTACTTGGTATCAGTAGTCGGTGGCGTATAACCCAGTGCATTTGTCACGTTAGTCTTACTAATGCTGATCGTGCCGCTGTTCACTGTAATATTGCTGCCAATCTTTACGCCACCCAGGGTTGAACTGGTAGCGGCAGGCAGCGTATGGGTACCGGAGGAGGCCGGTGTCATATAGATCTGGTTGCTGTTCAGCGTTCCTTCGCTCTTAGCATTATCATACTGGGCTTGCGTCAGGTAGTTGATCACCAGGCTGTCCAGCTTTGTATCAGTTGCCATAATCATATACCTCTTGTTACAATCGCGCTGATCGCCGTCAGTCCACTCGGCAGGCCGGAGAGCTTACCGTTGCTGATGCTTAGGCTCAGGTTGGTGCTGCTTGGGCCGCCGTATATGGCGCTCTTGTGGTACTTGTCGCCCTCAAACGCAACCAGGCTCGTAGTCTGCCCACCCCAGCCGCCGGAACTGGTTATGGTGCCATAGCCCCAAATCTTAATGGTTCCGCTGGCGGTCTTAAAACTCACGCTGGGGTTGGTGTCCGTAATGGCATAAGCCTCCACATTGTTATTGCCATTGCCGCCGGAACTCCCGCCGCCAGCATAAGTTCCTGTCACACCAAAAATGCTCACACCGCTCTTAATGTTCCCGGCCACCAGGTTTGCATCGCCCTTGATTGTTTGTGTCCCGCTCAGGTATTGCCCAGATGCAATGCTCTGGTCGGTTGTCTTCGGGATGTAAGTTGCTGCGCTTTTTTTGGTCACATCACTGCCAATATAAGTGCTCGATATCGCATTCACGGTCACTTTGCTCAGTCCGTCATATCCGCTGTCCGGGCTTACCGTCTGGGTGCTCTCGCTGGGCGTAACCGTTTTGGTCTGCAAGCTTGGCGTGTTTCCGCCACTGCTGCTCCCGGCATAACTGCCTGTCACATTAAAAATCTTTACGCCGCTCTTAATATTGGCCGCAGTCAAATTGCTGTCACCCTTAATCGTCTGGGTTCCATTCAAATACTGGCCGGATGCAATGCTCTGGTCACTCGTTCCCGGCGTATAAGTTGCAGCACTTTTTTTCGTCACGCCGCTGCCCACATAAGTTTTTGATACTGCATTCACTGTAACCTGGCTCAAACCATCATAGCCATTGTCGGCCTTAACCGTCTGTGCGCTCTCACTGGGGCTTACGGTCTTGCTCTGCAAACTCGCCCCACTGGCACCACCCGTCACAAAGCCGCCCTGCATATCTACCTGCGTACTTCCTAAATACACACCCATGCAACTGTCACCACCTTCTGAGCGTAACGTTTGTCGCGCCAACGCTGGTTGCCGTTATGTCAATGGTTTTTGCGCTGCTGCCGTCCCATGCGCCCTGACTGGTTCCGTTCAGTTTGATGGTCAGGCTGTTATTTAGTTTTTCGGCGCTCGTTGCGGAGCCGCCTGCGTTGCTGGAACCGGCATAGTTTGTGGTTCCGGTGACTTTGGCCCCTGTGGCACTGTGGGCAATTACCCCTTTCGGCAGGTCGGCAGCCTGCACCGTATCACCGGTCAGGTCGAGGACAACTTCATCATTGATAACAACCTTGTTGACCGCCATGCTCAGCCTCCGATCGTCAACGTCTGGCCGCCAGCCGCATTATCAACGTATGTGGCCGGGATAGCCGCCACCGTAACCTGGGACAGGCAGTTGTATTCGCTGTCCGGCAGCACAACCTGCTGCTCGAAAGACGGCGTAACGCTCTTAGCCTGCGGCTTCATGCCCTCACTGCCGCTCATAGAGCCTTTCACGCCCAAAACTGTGATGCCCTCACGAATATTTGTCGCTACGAGTTTTGCCTGTTCGGTGGGATCAATTTCAGCGGTACCGCTACCATCGTGAAAACCCATAGGAATCGTATATTTGCCGTCCACAGTAGTGATTTTCCCGGATACCGCCCCGTTATTGGGCATCGTACCCGTAAGCTTCGCGCCCCGTGCATAGAAAGTTTTACCCTTCAGAACCTCAGCAACTGCGGCCGTTGCATCACTAGAATCCACGTCTTTGGTGCTGGTACCGACGATAGGGGCACCGGACTTATCGTGAGCAGTGATACCTTCAGCCAGCTTGTCCGGTGTCACCGTATCGGCTGTCAAGTCCAGCTTGGTCTCTTTGCCGACAATCACTTTATTAATGTATTTACTCGCCATAATACTCATCTCCTAAAATCAACGTTGTGCCGTAATCGTTAGATACCTCGTACTGTGGTATCTTGCGGATTGTCACGTCTTTCTGCATCAGTTTTTTCGCCGTGGGCAAAACCTGCGCCGTAAACAACGGCGTGATATCATACGGCCCGCTATACTCCGGCGCACTAACCACTGCGGTGCCGGTCACGTCCACCCGCACGGGTGCCGCTCCGGCAATGCGCACCGATACGGCGCTCTGTTGAGCCACTCGCACCTGGATCATGAGCCATCCGCCTCCTGGAATAAGGTCGGGCTCATTTTAAGAGCCAGGATCTCAGTCTGCGGCTGATCAGTGCTGTCCCGCAATGTGATGCGGGTGTCCATGTACAGCGTCTCGCCGCCCATGAATTTGTATGTCTCCGCCCGCGTCCAGGGGATAAGGATGATGTTCTGCCCTTCCTGCCGGGTGCAGTCATCCGGCCAGGTATTTGTTTTGATGGCCGGGAAGCCTTTGCAGCTCTTCTGTTTGAACACAAATTCAATCCGGCTTACCTCGTCCAGGCTCATGCCGATTTCAACCGGCAGCGCAAATTGCGTTCCCTGTTTCATTCGTTTTTCTCCTCAGCGCCTTAATTCGGCATTTTTTCTTTCTCTGTTTTCGGAGTTTCGATGTTTGCCGCCGCTGCTTCTTCCGCTGCCATGTTCTCGCGCACGGCATTCAAAACGTTCTCCAAAATCAACTCCGTCACGGCAAACGGCAGCGATGCTTCGTTAATTGCAGCAATAACTTTGCGTTTGCACTCTTTAATGCGTTTGTTGTCAGTCATGGGGCATCCTCCTTACAGCCGCGCGTTCACGGCATTTTTCAGCGTGGCAATGGCCGCCAGAACCCCTTCATCGAGGGCCACAAAAGACCCCCGGTTGTTCTGGCTGGTGATGTTGCCACTGTCATCCAGTTCCATGTAGGTGTAGCTCACTCGCTCACCTTCGGCAGTCGTTACGACCGCCACGCCGGATAATTTCTTCATGTCCATCCCTCCAATAGAATGTCTGCGGTTTCGTCGGCGCCGGTGTCCATAGCCAACAGGTCAGCTGCGGCATCGGTGCTTTCATCCTGGGCGCGGGCGGCGGTGCTGGCGGCCAGCTCAATGCCTGCCGGATCACCGGCAGGGTAGCTGCTGTCACTGCGGTCGGCATAGCTGCCCTCATAGCCGCGCTGTGCGGACATGCAGAGCCAGGTAAAGCGCTGGCCCGCCGTACCGTGAACGATGGCGTACTGGCCGCAGTTTTCGGCCCAAATGTGCCCGGTGCCATCGCAATCCGTCAGCAGCCAGGCGGGCTGCCCATATTGGGCGATGGTCTCCGCATAGCGCGGGTCAAGGGCAATCAGGCACCAGCCTTCGGGGCCGCACTGGCCCTTGCCCCAATCGGCAAAGGTCGGGGTAGGGGTTTCAAATGCGGCCATTTTCAGCGCGCCGAAGCTGGTAGGCACCACGCGGGATTTGCTGCCCCAAACGTCCAGATTGTGTACATTCAGCTTGCCGGAAACACCTACCCGCGTTGTGTTAAAATCGGCGTCACTGTCATCGCTGCGGTTGTAGGTGATCTGCATCCCAACGTAAGATGTGGGGTTAAGTCCGTTGACCCAGCCGTACTTGGCGTACTTGCTGCACGCCCCAATGTAGGAGCTGCCAGCCTCTGAGTACAGCACGCCGGTCAGGCCGATGCTGCCGGTGTTGATGGTGGCATACCATGCGATGTGCCGGTTGTCCAGAAACACGCGCTCCCCGGATTCTGTGCCCATGCGAATGTAGGCGTTGTCCAGGTCGTACACGGTGGTGTAGTTGAGGTTATGCAGCTGCCCGGTCGTGATGTTGCCGCCGTTGATGATTGTCTTGTCCTGGTTCCAGGTACTCAAATCCGAGAATGTCACCACGCCGGATAGGTTGATCTGTGCGCTGGTGATCTCTGTTCCGCCTGCCGTCAGCTTGATGGTGCTGCTGGTTCCGCTTGTGCTGGCCGTCAGCTTAATTTCGCTCACCGTCTGCTTGATCTCGGTTTTGGTTTCGGTGGTAGTCAGGTAATCGCCGGTGCTGGCCGTCCAGGCAGTGGGGGCGTTGCCCATCTGCACCATGGGGTGCATGATGGTCAGATCGTTGGTAACGGTGGCGTTATCGTCGGCTGTGCTTACAAACAGACCGTCTGCATAGCCGTCCGCGGTCGCCGTAAAGGACGCCCAGCGCAGCTTCCAGCCGTTGTCCAGCTCAATGTCCTGCTTCGCATTTTTGAATGCATTGCCGTAATAACTTTTTGCTCCGCTGCTGCTCTTGGTCTCGAACTGCAAAAACAGGCTGTCCGTGCCAGAGTTGAGCTTGTACAGCACGCTGGCGCAATAGGTCATGCCCTTGGCAATCACCAGCGTTTTGTCCGCGCCAAAGTGGAAGCGGGTGTTCTGCGCCCTATTGGTCACCCGGACGGATTCACCGCTGATCGTGTATGTCCCTTCTTTTCTCAGGTCATTGCCGCCTGCATCCAGGGTCGCATTGTTCCAGTCATCGGTGCCCGCAATAATATTGTTGCCGCCGGTGATCCGCTGCGTTACCGTCTGGGTAATGCTGTCGGCTTTCTGGTCAATCGCGGATACCGATTCTTTAACGGTTTTGAATTCCTTCTTGGTGCTGTCCAGGTCGTTTGAAATGGTTATGGTGGTTTCTTTCAGGCTGCGGACTTCCGTTTTGATTTCATCCGCCGATTGGGAGATCAGGCTTTTGGCGTTTTCCTCTGTTATGTAGTCCCCGCTGCTAGCTGTCCACGCGGTCGGCGCATTGCCGTATTGCAGCATGGGGTGCAGTAGTTCAAACTTGTTGGTGTAGTTGCCCATTCCTGCGTGGTTAAGGCCGTTGCCGATATCTACCTGTTTTACGATAGCGTCGCTGGATGGTGTCCACAGCCCGTACCGCAGCACCCAGCCGTTTGTCTGCTTAATTTCAATCTGGTCAGCAGCTTTGATGGCCGCCCACGTATTGTTATAATTGATTTCCATGCACAGCTCATCCGTGCCGGAAACAGGCTTATACATAACGGACAGGCACAGGGTAACGCCCGCTGACGCATGTTCGTTCACCGTCTGCCAACGGAAATACCGATTGGAGTTTGCGTTTGTTACGGTCGCGCTGCCGGTATCGTTGTACGTGGCCGAACTGCCGCTGACCGCGTCGCCTAGCAGCTTGGCGTTCTTGAAGCTCTCACTGCCCAGGATCAGGTTGCCGCCGCCGGTGATTTTGGTGTCTTTTTTCACCTCAGAGGAAAGCCCGTCCACCGTTGCTTTCAGGTCGGTGTACTTGCCGGTCAGGTCGCTGGCCTTTACTTCCAGGCCGTCCACGCTGGTCTTGATCTCAAGCATCTTGCCGGTCAGGTTTTTGTAGCTCTGCTCATTTACGGCGGCGGTTCCGTCCCGTGTGGCGTTGCCGGTGGATTCCAGCGTGACCTGCTGACCGGATATTGTCCGGTTCATGATATAGGAACTCAGCACGTTTCCGCGGGCATCAGTGACAGATACAATGTTTCCAGGCGCGGGCAGGGGAAAATCCGCCGGGACGGTTACTTTGAGTGGTGTGTAGGTCACGCCCTGCATCGTTTCAAATATTGCCTGCGCGACCGGCTTCAGTGCTTCCGCAGTGGCGGATGTCAGCAGCAGGTTGCCCTGGATAACCAAGGCATTTGATCCACTCTCATCGGACGGATACAGCACACCTACGTCGTCATCGCTCTGCCGGATCTGTACTTTGACGACTGGAGCGGTCTGAAACTTGTCATGCGACAGGCCGTCCCTTATGTATACGGTTGGCCCGATGCTCTGCGATGTACTGTAATTTGTGTACCAGGCAAATTCGATTTTCCCGTCCGATGTGGCCCGCAAAAAGGTACAGGACGCTTCGGCCACCCAGGCAAGCAGCTGGCGGCCGGTCAGATTATCGGCATAAAAGGCCTGCACCAAATAGGTTCCATTGCGGGGCAGGGAGCTGTTGACAATGGTTACGCCGCACCGCTGTGCTACCAGCCCGGCGAATTTCCACAATGTCATCGGGAACTGATCCTGGATGGATCGCAGCCAGGTAGACTGTACGCCATCAAGCAGGGAGACTGCGTCATAGGCGTAGATTTTGTAGGTGTTGCGGGTCTGGCTGGTAGGCTTAACGGCCCAGTAGGTGCCCGCCAGGGTGCGCTGGCCGGATGTCTCCCGGTAGTGGGTCAGCCGGGTCCCGGATGTGATCGGCAGATCGGTTCCCGGCTCCACCCAGATTGTGATTTCCAGCTTATTGGAGCAGGCTGCGCCGGGACACAGGTCGGTGGTTTTGGATACGGTTTCGGTGCAGGTCAGGGAAAGAATGGCGTTCTGACCAACGGTGCCGGCGGCAATCTCAGTGCCGTCATCCAGCACCAGGATGTTTTTAACCATTCAGACACCCCCTTAACATTCTTTGATTTCCAGCGTCATATCCCGCCAGACGCCCGCTTTCAGCCGCTGCAGGGCCGCCCCGTAGTTGGAGCAGTAGCAGGTGCGGGTGATGGTCTGGGTCACGTCTGCAGCATCGCTGGCCACAGGGCAGGTGAACTGGAACGTGGTCTTGTTTTGCAAAAGCCCCAACAGGTAGGCACAGTCGGCGTTATCGAGGTAGGAATATTCCAGCGAGGCGGTCAGCACGCCATAGCGCAGCACCTCACGATGGTAGACGCCCATCTCGTCGGCGCCGCTGTCACTGCTCTCAACGTCCGAAAACTTGATGGTGGGGGAGCCGGTGGGAACCGGCAGGGAATGGCTGTCGATTTGCAAGAGGGAAGTGCGCTTCAATGCTTTCATGCCATTCCTCCTGTCATGATTGCGCGATTTTGGCGGTATCGGTCGTTGGCGCGGCCGATGACCTCATCGCCGATGATGATGGGGCCACCATTCTCCCGGATGGATTGGATGATAAGCGTGACCAGGTCGGCGAGTTCGTCCAACGTGACGGGCTGCACGCTCCCACTACTTTGAGGAGAGACTGTCGGCACGGCCCAGGCAGGATCAACGCTCAGCGCGGTAGACACCCCTGTCTGCAGCCCCGCCATCTGCCCGGTCACAAGGTCACGCACATCAGTCATCGCGGATTTCAGGCATCCCATGCTGCCTGTGATGCCTTCGGCAATGCCGGGGGTGATCCAACGCCCAACTTTGTCTCTCATAATGCGGGACGGACTGCCGATTTTGAACGCACTGGTAAATCCATCGACAATGCCGGAAACGAAGCTGCCGATCTGATCCTGCAACCATCCGGCTGCGGCTTTGATACCGTTCCACAGACCTTCCACGGCCTGCCTGCCGATATCAAGCAATTTGCCGGGCAGCTGCATAAGGCCGTTCACGACATTGTTGAGCAGTGTCTTGGCCGCTTCGGTGCCTTTCTTCCCCAGCTGAACAGCCCACTGGGCCACATTGGTCAAGGCCGTGGTCAGCCATTTCAGGGTATTCCCCGGCAGCTGGCAGAAGAATGCCACGACATTGGTAAGAAATGTGCTCGCCGCCTGTTTTGCCAGCGCCGGCAGCTGCACCGCCCAGCTTGCCAGCGTGCCTAGTGCCTGGCCCAGGAAATTGCCGACCATATAGGGGATCTGAGAGAAAAAGGCCGAAATATTGTCGGGCAGCTGCTGGATGAACGTCATGGCGTTCTGGATGCCGGTTGGCAGGGTTACCGTAAAGAAGTTCACGATCGCCTGGGCCGCATTACTCACGAAGTTGGTAATATTAGTTCCTAGGTCAATCCAAAACTGCTTGAACGGTTCGCAGGTGTTCCACAGGTAGATGAACCCTGCAACAAGTGCAGACAGGACACCAATTACCACCGTCACAGGCCCCCCAAGCGCAGCGATTACCCCGCCAAAGGCTGCACCCGCCGAGGTCGCACTGGTGATGGCCGTGACCACACTGGTAATGACAGACACAACGGGAGCCAAAAGAGCACCAAGCCCGGTCAACGTTTTGAACACACCAAGCCCTGCGCCAATGGATGCAAACGCGGTAACTAGCCCGTCCGCATGGTTTTGCACAAATGTGCCGATTTCCTGAAAAATGCTTTGCAGAACGGGTGCTGCCGCTTCCACCGCCGGGGCAATCTCCGATACGGCACTCTGAATTTTTCCAAGTGCTTCATCAACAAGGTTCAGAACGCTTTGAAGCAGCGGCAGCATAGAAGATAGCAGGCCGGACAGCGGAGCCATTGCCCCATACAGCGATGACCATAGCCCACCCAGCTTGCCGCTTATCGAAGTCCACAGGCCGCTCAAATCAGGGGAAATGCTTCCAAGTGCCTGCCCAATGGCCGCGCTGATCTGCGGACCGGCGCTGGTTATAAAAGTCCCAATGGCTGACGGCAACCCCTTGAGGATATTCCCAACCGCCGGGAACAGATTTCCGAACAGGAATGACGTTACCGTGTCTGCGAGACCGTTCAGGGCGGGCTGAATATCCTGCCCCAAGGTCAGCTCTGCAAGGACGTTGGAAAACGCCGCCTTCACGGACGCCATCGAACCCGAAATGGTCGTTGCCGCCTCCTTGGCTGTGGTTCCCGTTAAACCCAGGTTGTCCTGGATTACCTGGATGGCGTCGATGATGGAGTTGAATGGTACGTCCTTGACAGTGTCGGCCGTGACTTTAACGCTGTCTCCGAGCACGCCGCTGTCATTGATCAGCCGGGCCATTTCCGCTTGGGTGCCGCCGTAACCAAGCTTGAGGTTGTCCAGCATCGTGTAGTTGTCTTTGGCGAAACCCTGGTATGCGTACTGGATGGCGGACATATCGGTGCCCATCTTGTTGGCGTTGTCCGACATCTGGATAATAGCCTGGTTGGCGTACTTGGCCGCCGCGGCGGTATCTCCGCCCAGGCCCTGCAGCAGGGTAGCCGAAAAGCTCGTCACCTGTTCCATATAGTCGTTGGCGCTGACACCGGCTGTTTTATAGGCGGCGGCTGCGTATTGCTTGATGGTATCCGCACTGTCCTTAAACAGCGTTTCAACGCCGCCGATGCTCTGCTCAAGCGCAGCGCCCTCGGTGACGGCCTTGGAAATGGCAGCCCCGATACCGGCCGCAGCGATTACTTTTTTGAACGTACTGACAAGACGGCTGCCTAGGCTTTGCCCTGCGGATTCCCCAGTCTGCGCCGGGGCATCGCCCAGCGCTTCCTTGATTTTCCCGCTGATCCCCTTGGCGCTCGGGATGATCTGCACATACGCCTTGCCAAGTTCTGTACCCTCTGCCATGATCTCACTTTCCTTCATCAGCGGCCCGGATGGCCGCCCAAAATTCTTCCTCGCTGTTAAATGCCTGTACCGTGCTGCGCTTTTCTTTTCCGGTAAGCATCTCTGCAACGCTCTGGGGGCGGTGCCGGTTTTTCTGCCCGTCCTTGGTCTGCATCCAGACCAGCAGGCTCAACCGGTCCACCATGGCTGCCTGCATCAGCAGTGAGGCCGTCATTTTAGCCCCCGCCATCTTCATGCGGATGCGCGAAGTTTCCGGCAGGCCGGCCGCCAGGGTGGCAGCCAGCCGTACCGGAAGCGCACGCCAGTCAAAGATGTGGTAGGTTTCGGCAAAATCGCAGATCAGCGCATCCTCATCGGCATGGACCATCGCAGCGAGGATCAGGAGTTTTTTGCGCCGGTCCCGTCATTGGAAAGAATGTCATAAAACGCTTCCATCACAGCGTCGATCGGAACCTTCCCTTTGTCATTGCGCAGGTAGTCGTATAACTTTTCGCGCTGCTCTTCCCCCAGCAGCAGGCGCAGCGCCTTGCTAACTTTCAGCGGTTGGCCGTCCTCCGCTTCCGCCAGTGCATCCAGAAATTCCTGGTCTACATTCTCTTCTGCAATGGCATAGGCAAAGCCTCTTTTGGTTTTTCCCTCAATCATCACGATTCTCCTTTCGCCTTGATGTACTCGTAGTGCGTATTCCCGTCCGTGTCCGGCGTGGCGGTGATGGTGGTTTCATAGCCCACTGCATCCTCGTCAGAGTAGGTGATTTCGCCAACCTCGGTCACGGCGGCGGACGGGATGACAATGCGCTTGTGGGCGCCACCGCGCATGACCTGCTCAATGACCCACGCGGCGCTCTCCTGCGGGTCACTGTTCGCTTTCACGGTGATGCCGGTCTCCAGCGTGCCGGTCACGTTGTCATCGCCATAGACAGCTTTGAGTACATCGGGGTTCAGCGCTTCAATCAGAACAAAGGCGAAGGTATCGTCTTTCGAGCTCTGATAAGTGAGAACTGTATCCCCGCCCCACGCTTTGATGTTGTCGCTTTTCGGGCTGTTTGCGTTGGTCAGGCCATCCTCACCGCAGTAACCCAAGCAGACGAACTTTGCATTCAGCGCGGTGGTTGCATCGGTGGGCAGGGTAGTGCCTGCCGGGGCGCGGAAGATTGCACCGCCTTTTTGGGGCTTGCCGGTGGTAACATTGGATGCGTTTGCCATGTGAATCATCCTTTCTCAATAAAAAAACAGGTCGAAAACGGCCTGGTAACGGTAGTGTTTGGTTGTTGTATCGGTAAAATTGTAGTCGCTGTTCAGGCGGCAGGCGCTGACATCGTCAATGCCGGCCAGTTCATCCATCGCCGCCTTGACCCGTTCGTTCAGTTCGGCCGCTGCCAGCAAACTGCCAGCCCAGCTCTGCACGGCCAATGTGGCACGGTTGACCCGGTTGGTGCGGCTGCTGCCGGTTTTCTCCACCAGCACAAACGTGTTGGGCGGATTTTCCGGGATCTCCATGTACACCGGTACGGTAAGGGCGGTGCTCAGGTGATTTATTGCGATTTTCTCTATCATTTCAGCGCCTTCAAGATCGTGTTGTTTTTCAGGTTGTCCTGTTTGGCTTTGGCCGAAACCGCAGAAACACGGGCTACCACGCGGGTTGGCATGAGATAGTCGCCGGATGCGTAACCATTCCCGCACGCCTGCGCCGCTGCATCGGCTTTGCTTTTCAGGATTGCCTTCACCTCGTCCGAGCGCAGCAGAGCGCGAACACCGGAACGGTTCAGCTCGAATTTGTATTTACTCATACCGTTCCACCTTGACTTTCTTGTTCCAGCACAGCGGGATCAGGTTCTCAATGCCCTGCACCACATCCCCGTAGGTGCGGAATTTCTGGCCCCAGAATTCCACCGTCACGTTGTGCCAATCGTGTGTGTCTCCCTTGGGCAGGGCCAGCGTATAGGCCAGCCGCCTGCCGTAGAGCTGCAAATCGTTGACGATGTCCTCCGTGGCCGGTTCGCCCACCAGCACGTTGTGTACAGTGACTGGTGTTTCAGTGTAGATCGGCGCGTGGAAAGCGTCCTCGCCGGTCTTGGTCTTTTCGTACAGGATGATGTCGATACCCTTCAGCATAAGTCCTCCAGCGGGCTGTGTGCGCCCAGCCTGCTGCCCACGCCCAGCAGCTTCTTTTCCAGCTTGGAAAGGTACAGCTCTCCGACCGAGCCGCCGGACACCGTCCAGCTCTGCTGGTAGCCCAGCGCCGATGCGGACGCCTGGGTGGCGCCCATCGGGTACATGGCGGCGCCCTGCCCGCCGGGGCCCGCGTCCAGTTGGCGGCGCACCATGCGGCAGGATACCAGCTGTTTGCGCTCAAACGGGGCGTCCTGGCTGTATGCGTCGATGACAATGCCGGCTTCGGCCAGCAGGGCGCTGCAGAGCGTCTTTTCGTCATCGCTCAGCGTGCGGAACCCGGCTTCGACCTCTTCCACGGTTGCATAGACCATTGCCATCACCTCATTTCCTGGCGGCGGCTTTCTTCTTCGGGGCCGGGGCGGCGGTCTGCTTGGCGGTGGGCTCTTCGGCGGGCTCTTCGGCGGTCTGCTTGGCGGCGGGCTCTTCAGCGGGCTCTTCGGCGGGCTGCCTGGCGGGGGCGGCCGCCGGGGCATCTACGCGGGTATGCCCTGCCGCCAGATATTCAGCTTCCCGCTCCGGGGCAACGGCCATCAGGGTGCCGGTCAGGCGGTTCTTGAATTCAATCATGATCAGGACCCCGTTTTGGCTGCGCCAGTCAGCTTGTTGAACACCGTGGTGTCGCAGCGGAAGCCGACTTCGATCTCGGCGCGCACGGCGAACATGTTCTGTTCAAACAGGTTGATGGTGGTGGAACCGTCGGTCAGGGTGGCCTGGTCGGAAATGGCGATCTGCACGCCCTCCACGGTGCCGTATACAGCCTGGCTCCAGTCGCCCGCAAAGCCGACAACGGCGGCATCGCTGGCCGTGTTGGCCGTGTAGGCACCCTTGCTCTGGCGCACCTGCGCGCCCAGAATCATGGGCACTGCGCCTTCGGCCACGCTGTTGATGAACAGGGGACGCTTATTGCCGTCCACCGCGTTCAGCAGGATGGCCTTGCCCTGCGGGGCCAGCACCCAGCCGTTCAGAATGCCGTCATGGGCGGCGATGTCTGCATCGGCGGCAACCAGACCGCCGTAGGCATTGGTCAGGATGCTCTGGGCCGTGCAGGCTTTCAGGGTGTCGAAGTTGGAGCCGGGGGCTTTCGCCGCCCCGAACACGGTCTGGTCAAACTTTTTGGCCAGAGCGCCGGGCAGACGCTGCACCAGCTGATCATACAGGGCGGGCACATCGCGGCGGAACTGGTTGGAAAACGGTACGATGACGGCCAGGGTGTAGGGCTGCATCTGCTTGGTGGAGAGAGTGCCGCGCTTGACCGGCTTTTTCTCGGTCTCACCGACCCAGCCCGCTTCGGGGTCGCCGGTGATAACGGGGATGGTTACGCCCAGGCCGGGCAGCGGAATCTGTCGGGCCAGTGCCATGACGGCGCTGGATTCCTGGGTTTTCTGCAAAATTTCGCTGGACACGCTGCCCGGCAGGGAAATAGTAGTCGTGCGGTTGATATCAATAGATGCCATACTTTTGCTCCTTTACTTCATGACTTCAGTAAACCACTCCGCGAACTGCTCGCGCGTGGAACCGGTTGGGGTTTTGTTCGGGTCGCCGCCGTCGCGGACGTTGGGGTAGCCGCCGGGGGCGGCATCAAAGGCCCAGGCTTTTTCTTTGGTCAGGGCATCCAGCGCGGCCTCGATGTCGGTGGTGCGGTCCTTGCTGGCTTTCAGCGCGTCCACATCCAGCATGCCGCGGATGGCCTTCACGTCACGCCCGTGCGCGTCACGGATTGCGCCGTCCAGGGCGGAATCAAAGGCAAAGCTGTCGGCCTGATCGGCCAGCTGGCCCTGAAGCTTGGTGATCTGGCCTTTCAGGTCGGCCACGTCCACGCCTTCAAAGGCTTTCAGGCTGTCTTTGGCGGTGTTCAGCTGGGTGGTCAGGCCGTTCACCTGGATCTGCAGGTTGGTGGCTTTGGTCTTTTCGGCGGTGATATCCCTGCCGTTTTCGCCCATCAGCCAGTCCAGCTGCTCATCGGTGATGTTGGGGATCTGCTTCTTTACGTCTTCGCGTTTCATGGTTGTGTCCTTTCTGCCTGCGCTTTGTTTACGCGGGTTGCATCCGCTTTGGCTGTACAGTTTTACGCCATGCCGGGCAAATTTGGGTATGAAAATTGCCCGCCCCGGCCTCGTGCGGCTGGGGTGGGCATAATAAAAGTGCCTTTGCAGTTGAGTGCAAAAGCACATGAAAAAATTCAGATGAAGATTTCTTCAATCTCCGCCCGAAGTTCCAGAATGTGAAGATACTCCCCCATAATGCGCTGCTGATCACGCAACAGGCGTGCGGGCGTACCATCCAGCTGGGGCTCGGCCGCGCTGGATGTGCAAATTACTTTTGCCTCCATTCTGGTGTTCAGCTTTTTGAGCTTCTCGTAACGGATTTTGGTCTGGTGATACTCGGCTGCCATGCGCTCTTTGTAGTCGTCACTCATCATGCCTTTTACAGTGTCTTTCAGTTCCATGTCGTCCTCCTTGAATCCTTTTCGTAAAAATGGGCATAAAAATACCACGGTGCAGAATTTGCTCCGTGGTTTCAACAATTTGTTGGTGTGCTGTTAAAATCTTGCATGTTTACCGGGGCATGGCAGGGGAGCTGCACCGTTACGGTTTTACCTCCACGCCGGGCAAAACGTCCGTGTGGAAATACAGCTTGTAGTGGTACGGGTCAGTATGCGTGCCGGTAATGTCCTCCACAACGTACATGGTGTATTGGTTCAGGTAGATGTAATTTACCTTGTACTGATCCGGCCCAATCTTTACCGTACACACCAGCTCATTGTTTGAATTGTTGCTTATGGACATGTAGCCCTCGGCTTCCATCACAATCGTGTCTGTTCGTGCGTTGTAAACGGTAATTTTGCGCTCGCTTTCAAAATAATCTGCCTGCTTGGCAATGTTATAACTGGCTTTTTCCGCTTCAGAGCAGCCGCACAGCATAACCAATGCGGTCAGCGCTGCCATCATCAAAGCAACAATCTTTTTCATCGTATCCTCCTAAAAATCTAAAAATGGGCATGAAAAAACCACGGTGCGTTTGCATCGTGGTTAAGGTTTTAGTTATTTAAGCGTCGGGCGTGGATTCATCCGGCGTGTAGGTTGAATGAACTTCCTGCATGTTGGCAAAAAGTTCCCGGTACTCTTCCAGTGTCAAATTGTCACCATCAAGCATATCATTCACTCCTTTCTACACCGTAATTATAACACTCCTTCAAAAAAATTTCAATGGCTCTGTCTTTGTTTCCAGAGCTTTTCGCAATCGCGCGGCTCATGGATTCTTTTGCAGCCGCAAAATCAAATTCTGCGGTTTTGCTTATGGTCCATACTTTGCCCTGGTTCGTTACAATCGACATAGTTCTAACGGCATCGTAGTGCATAAAGACAGAAATATCATTCATGGAAAAGTAACTCTGCCCAGGATGATTATGGCACAGCATAACGCTGTTAGGGGGCCTTGTACGCAGCCAGTGATAAGATGCTGCATCCGCTTCAACATCGACAGAAACCTGGTCGCCTTTCACAAAATCCAGTTTTTCGCCGGTCGTCAGGTCCAGCAGGCAAGCTACCTCGTTGCTGTTGTTCTGCGTTTGGGCGAACCGCAGCAGCTCTTTGTGGGTTTCCTGTATAAAAAATGCCGTCTGGTGATCTGCTCCATTCGGAGCCACCAACGGCACTTTTTGTATTGCAATATCTGTGATGGAAACTTTCTTTCCGCGGTTCTTCTGTCGCAGTGCATACGCCGCCCTTTTCTGGGCGTTGATGCGCTCCCGGTTGGCGGCGTAGTTCACCCGCCGCATTTTGTTGATGCCTCCGCCTGCCGCATTGTACTGCGCAAGGTATTTTTCCGGGTCATACCCTGCCACGGTGGTTTTGTGGTCAAACCGGATGGCAAACTCACAATCGCAGTTGGCGTGGATGTGTTCTGCGTGGCCGCCTTTCAGCACCTTGCTGCTGGCTTTCTGCCAGCCGTTGCTTGCCAGCGTGATGCAGAACGGGCAGGTGTCCCCGTGGGGTACCCAGGCCCACTCGGCCCCGTCGCGGACAGCGTTTTTCAGGGTGGTATCCGCCCCGGCACGCTTGACCAGGCGGCTGACGCCGTTGGGCAGGTTGGCGGGGTTCTGGTTCTTGGTGGCGTTCACCATGCGGGCAACCTCGCCGTAGTCTGCCGGTTCGGCTGGCTCTGCGGCGGGCACCCCGGCGTTGGCCGCTTCGGCCAGTGCATCATACATCTGGCAGGCCAGCTCTGCGCTGCCCTCGCCGTACTTTGTGACCAGCGCGGCGGCGTAAGTAATCAGCGCATCGGCATCCCCGGTGCCGTGGGTGTCTATGTACTGCCGCATCAGCTGCCCGGCTTTCCGGTTCAGGCGGGACAATCGGGTGATGTACTCATTCCAGGCGTTGGCTGTTATCTGCATCTTCCATCTCCATCAGCACCTGCTGTCCGCGCACCCGCTGTTCCTGCGCCTTAATGCGGCGGATATCGGCCTGGTCAAAGCCGATCATCTCCAAAAACGTGTCGGTGGCGGCAAACTCCTGCCGGGCGGAAGCAATCTTGATGGCGGCATCCGCGGTCACGGCCACACTGGGCATGGCGGGGTTCCGAAAGTGGGCCATCACGTCCCGCTCTTCCTCGGTCAGCTCATCCAGCGTTACTTTGCGGGCAATGGCCTGGGCCATCCGGGCAATGGTGCGCAGCGCGTCGCCGTTGCCGGTGTTCAGCTGCTGGGCCAGCAATACAAGGGTCTGGCTCTGGGCCAGAATGGCATCGCTGCTGGTGGGGTTGGCATCGTTCACCACACCCACATCGGTTACGGTCAGGCCGGTGGCAGCGGCAAACTGGGTGGCCGTCATCCGCATCTTTTCAACGTGCGGCGAAAGGCTGCCCTGTGCCAGCTGGCCGAACGCGGGTTTTTCGCCGGTGTCGGGGTTGGTCGTGGCCGCGATGATCGCACCAACGTACTGCCGGAACTTGTCCGATACGATGGTATCGTACTGCTCATCCGTCACGCCCAGAATGTATTTCTGCGGCGTGGTGTCAAACTCCAGCGCAATGGCGGCGTTGGCCACAACCCGCACGTAATCGTCGATCAGGGAGCGGATGGGCTGTTTCAGCCGGGAGCGGCCAAACGGCTTGCTGCTGGTGGCGTTCCAGATCAGTGGCTCCATCAGCGGGCGGCCCATCTTATTGGGATGCCGTTCTGCTGTCCAGACGGTCCCTTCACGGGTCAGTACGATCAGGGCGGTGTCGGTATACAGGTTGACGATGGACGGAGTCCATTTCCCTTCGTCCTTTTCGTCCTTCATGGTGTCGATGATGGCAAGGCCGCAGTCGATCCGGCCTTTCTCGCCGCTCCACAGGGCAGCGGCCGCAGCAGGGGAGTGGAACCGGATCCGGCAGCCGATCGCATCGTCAGCCGAAAGCGTGGCAAACACGCAGCCGTATTTCAGCTCATCGCGGCAGGCTTTGGCGTATTCGGCCACAAGGCGGTTATCCGCCACCAGCCGGGCAAGGCTGTCCAGACTGCCGCCGGTGCCCACAAAGCCGTCAAACATACTGCGGGCGGCCAGTACGTCCACCGCTTTCTGACCCCAGCTGCAGCCGACCTCCAGCCCGCGCAGCCCCGTGGGCAGGGCAATGCCAAGGTTGACATCCCTCAGGGTCACATGACCCTCATAATATTTGTCTTTGGTGGCGTTGTGGCTCTGGTGATAGGTGTACGCCTCGGCCAGGTCGCTGAGTTGCTGCTGTTCCGCGGCGGTCAGCCCGGCCACAATACCAAAATTCAGGGTAGTCGTCATGGTTCTCCTTTATCCAATCCTCATCTTGCGTGTCGGGTCGCGCTTGCAGGTTTTCGCGCCCCACAGTGCCAGGGCGCAGGCTTCCAGCGGCAGGCTGTTGTCGCCGCCAAAGCCATACCCGCCGCTGATGGGGCGCTTGGTGCTGGTAACGGCGCTTTCGGCAAGGGCCTGCTGCGGCTTGTACCAGGTCAGGCCGCGCTCGTTCACGGTGGTGGTAAACAGCCCTACCGATGCGATTACGTCCCTGGCAGAGGGGCGGAGCACGGCACTTTTGGCTTTCCAGGTGGGGCGGATGCGCTCCACCAGCACGTCCACCCCGTTGCGGCCATCAATCACCACACAGCTTGCGCGGTCATAGCGTTCGTTCAGCCAGTCCACCAGCCAGGCCAGGCCGCGGCCGGTGGGCTGCTGTTCAATCAGGGATACACGCGCCGGACCGTCTTTCGGGATCACCGCGCCGCACAGGCAGACAGCAGAACCATCCGCGGCAAACTTGACACCGTAAGCGGTCTTGCCCTCCGGCTTTTCCGCCTCGCTGGCGCAGGCTTCCCAGGCCCGGGCATCCAGCGCCTTGTCGCTCTGCTCCGTCAGAGCGGGGCTCCACCAGCCCAGGCGTTCTCTGGCAAAGCCGTCGGCGCTCATGCTCCGGCACTCCTCCGCCGCAAACTCCTCGCTGAGCCGAATGCCCATGGCCGGGTTAGTCTGATACCAGACCGCGTGATTTTCGAGATCGATCTTGTCAACCTGCTCTCCCTCCACTGACCATTCGTGCCAGGCATCGTGCGCGCCCGGTGCGCCAAGACAGGCTGTCCGGCGGCGGCGGAATACGTCGCCGGGACAGCCCGGATAAGGCGGGGTTCCGGTATAGATCAGCTGCCGGGTGCCGGTGGCCGATGCGGCCAGCGTGGCCATGATGGCCTCCACCTGGTCGTCCGTCAGCTCCTGTGCCTCGTCATAGACCACCAGCGAGATGCCGTCAAAGCCGCGGGCCGCTTGCCGGGATCGGGCCGAGAACTCAATGCTCCCGCCGTTCAGAAGCTCGATGCACTCCTCGCCGTTGGTGTAGCGGATGTTTTTCACCAGTTCCAGCACCTCTGGGTGCCGCTTGTCGGTAAACATCCGGGCCAGCCGGTTAAAGCTCTTTTTCGCCGTGCGTACCTGATGGGCGGTGTGCAGGATCTTCTCACCGTTGATGACCATTCCGAAAAACTCCCGCCCCTCCAGGCACACGTTTTTCCCGTTCTGCCGGGGCACGGCCAGCCCGGCAGAGGTCACGGTGTACCGCCCGGATGCATCCCGGCCCAGCCAGCAGTCCAGCACCAGCTGCTGCCATTCATCCAGTGCATTGCCGTAGGCGGCCATCAGCGCTGCGGCGTCCGCACCGTCGGTCGTAACGCGCTCCGGCTCGATGCGGTATCTTGGAATCTGTGCGCCGGTCATGCGTCCTGTTTTCTCCGACTCTGCACCAGAGTGAGTACGCTTGTCGGCTTAATGTCGGATATTTGCTCTTGCGGCACCTCCACAGGTAGGAGCTTAATCAGCATATCCAATCCAGACAGGTACGTTTTCCACAATGCCTCATAAGCCCGGAAGGCCGGGTTCTCTCTCACGCCCGACTGCCCACCGCCGTTGTCATATTCCACCGTGATGCCTTCCTCACCGATGGCTTCCCTGGCATCGTCCAGCTTGGATTTCATCCACGAAACATTCAAAATCACCGGGTCAAGCGACTTGATTTTTTCGTCATTCAATCCGTTTTTGGCCAAAAATTTAGCCAGTTTTCTGCGCTCTGCGGCAGACCTTTTCGCGATCTCCGCGCGCGCGCGATTAGAAGTATCTGCTGCCACTTTTTGCTTCTCCTTCCTGTTTTGATACCACCCCCCAATCAAATTGCTTTTTGCGGGGGTAAATCGGCGCTGGACGGCTTGGGGTCGCCCGCCGGCCGGGGCGGGGGACCCTCCCCACCCCTCGGCGGATTCACCAATTTCCATCGCTGATTTTTGGATATCGGTTGCTTTTCTTTTGGCCAAACGGAATTGTTTTTGCGCCTTTCTGCGCGTTGCACCAGTAATGCGCAGCCTGTAAATTGTCCCAATCTTCAGCCGCGGCTCGCGGGGAAGCGTACCCGAACTCGCGCCAGCGGGCAACGGGGCGTATCTCATCCACCACAAAGCTGAGCGGGTGCGCGGCATCGGACGGTTCGTCGTAATGGATCGGGCCAAGGCGTCCGCCGCAGATTCCGCACGGGGCACCCATGGCTTTCAGCCGGGCCCGGTGCTTTCTGCGCAGGGCTCCGTTGGCATACCGGGGGTTAGTCATAGGGGGGCCTTTCTCAGCGGCCGCTGGTAAGTCCAACATCCGCCGGGGCCGATTTTATGTTTGGGCCGCTCGCACTGCCACGGGTTGACACAGCGCGGCAGGGAACAGATCACCCGTTCGTTGCCGCACATGCGCCAGATACAGCGGGCGCAGGGGTTGGTTGTTTTGTTGTTTTTATCTGCCATGGGTTACACTCCAAAACAAAAGAGGGCAGCCGGTGGGCTGTCCTCTCAATATTCTATGATATCAATTCTAGCACTAAAAAATCTTGCACAGTATCAACTTTTAGCCAATTCCTACGCGTTGCGCAACATTTTCCAAATATTTGCGGCGGCGGCGATAGAATTCTATCCGGCTAATTCCCGGCACTTCCAAGCGCTCGTATGTCCAGGTGCGGCAGGCCTTGCAGTTGAGTGCAATAGCCTTTTGCAGCGCGGCCCGTACCGTGGCGCTCTGGATGTCCGCCCCGATCTCATCCGCGGCGGCATCGATGGCCCGCATGATCTGCACATCCCGCTGTGTCTCAAGCTGCTGGATCGCCTCGGCCTTGTCGGCGGTGATGTCGTTGGAATTCCCGCCGGCGTGCGGCAGGTACACACGCACGGGCGCGCCGCAGCTGGTTGTGGTATCCACAAAATTTGTGCCGCTGCGCAGGATGATCTCATCCACCTGGCGCTTATACTCGGCCTTGCGCCTGGCCTGGCCGCGCACCAGCTGCAGGGCTGCCAGTACGGTATCATTCGGCAAACGTTTGTTTTTACCCATGTGTGTATGCCCTCCTGCGCTTTTAGCTGCTTATAATTTGTGGGCCAGCGCTTTGCACGCTTCGATCATCGCCCTGCCTAAAACCAGCGCTGCTGTTAGGCCGCCCAGCAACCCAACGCCCACGCCCAGCAAAAAAATGCCTGACCGCACACCTGCGGCAAATGCCTCAAACATTTTCTCCCTCCATTTTTGCGCCACAGTTCGGGCAGTATTTTGGTAAAAGTTCAGGATCATCTGTTCCGTCGTCGATGCAATATTCGCACGACGAACAATGCCATATATCATAGACTGGATTTCCGTCTGCGTAGCCGTCATAGTCGCCCCGCCAGTACGCCGTAGGTCGCAGGGTCTCCGGGTCAATGGTCGGAATTTCGTCCACTTCTTGCTTGATTTTGTTCCATTGCTCTTCATCGATGTCTATGGCATTGAAAACGGCATCCATTACCTCGCGGGCGTCAATCAGCCGCATTGTTACTCGCCCCTTTCTGCTTCATCGGCCAAGGCCAGCAGCGCCTTATGGAGCGCTACCTGGAATTTTTCCGCTTTTTCTGTCAGGCCACCCTGCTGCAAAGTATCAACTAGGTCAAATATTTTCCCGGCGGCGTCCTGCAGCTGGTCAAACAGCAGACCAAAGCGCACCGCGGATTCATCCGCGACCATGTTCAGCCGGGCAGCGGTTTCTTCTGCCTGGTGGCGCGCCTGATCCAGTTCTTTAGCGCGTGCCTGTTCAGCCGCCGCCGCAGCACGTTTTGCCTCTTCCAGTTCAGCCCTGGCTTTCTGTGCGGCCTTTATGGCTTCATCGCGCTCTTTCTGGTTCAGCGCGGTCATTTTGGCGTCGGCCCGGCGCTGGCTTTCCATTTCAGCCTTCATTTCGGCGCGAATCTCCGCACGCAGGGCATCCATGTCCACTTCTTCGGCCTGTACCTCAGCCACCGGCGGCTGATTCTGCAGCAGGCTGAGCTGTTCGGCGTACCCGGCATTTTTGGCCTGCAGCTCTTTGATCTGCGCTTTCAGCTCGGCCACTGTCGTTTCCGTCAGGTTGGTTTCCGCTGTAATCTGTTGCTGCTCCTGCCCACTCAATTGCGCCAGCAAGGCCAGCTTAGTAACGCCCGCGGCCGCGTTCTGCTCTATCAGCTGCGCGGGCAGTTTTTCGGCAATGGCAATGTAGTTATACGCCTGGCGCTGCTTCATGCCCATGGTGGTCAGTGTGTAGGCTTCCAGCGTGTCAAAGCCCAGGGCCTTGTATCCACCGGTATCCCGCATTAGTTTGATTTTGCGGGCCAGATCCAGCAGGCTGGCCGCCGCTGCCTGCGCTGCGGCCATGATCTCATAATGCAGGCGCAGAGCGGCAGATTCTTCCGCCGTAGCGGCGGCACCCACAAACGTCATCTGTTCGCTATCGTATTTCATTTTTTCGGTTCCTCTCTGCCGTCGCGGGGTGCGGGTATATAATTTCTTCTCCTGATTTCAGGCGGACCACTATTTCGTCCATGCTTTCACCTTCCTATCATGCCACTGCCTGGGTGGCCTTGTTTTTCTTTTTCTTGGCTTTCTGCTCTGGCGGCAGCTGCCACTTAGCCAGCACTTCGCGCTCCCACAGATCCACAAATTCCCGGACCCGCCGGGGTATTTTTAGCTTTTTGCCGTGGGCAAATTCGTTTCCGTATCCATGCAGCTGGATTTCTCTCTTGCTGGTTACGTCAATGTTCAGGGTGTACCAGCTGCGTTCTGGCCGTCGGGTATGCCTCACAAACAGGATAATTCTGCCCCGTGCATGGGCATCTGAGTATCTGCCAACGCAATGGTGCAGGGTGCTGCCCTCCCGGATCAGCTCAAGCGGCGTTTCCGCCGGGCGAATGCAAATCCCATCATGTTCCCATGTCAACCCGGCGCAGCGGGCCGTCATGGCGGCGAACGCTTGCTGGCATTTGCCACTTACCCGCTCGTACTGTATTGTTTCGCTCATTCGGTCATGGGCGGTGCGCAGGTCTTTGGGCCAGCGCACTGCGTCCTGGTTCAGGTCACAGCCGGCCACGGCAGCCATGCGCCAATAATCCTCAAGCTGCGTAAGATCCTGCTCTTGGCGCTCTATGTAATTTATGGTCCGCATCATCGGCAGTTTTTCGCGCAAAATCCGGCGCGTGTCGTATGCTCCGATGGCTTTCATCGCGGCGCAAAGGTCGCGGAAGCTTACGCCGCATGGCAGCGTATCCAGCTCTTTCCACGTTCTCAGACAGTCAACTCCCAGACCGTACTCTCTCCAAGTTCGCAATTCTTGCTTTGTCATACCTAGCATTTGGGCAGGGCGTTTTTCTTTCCAGCCCACCCACTCCAGCTTTGGAGCCGCTGTTTGCGGGGCAAGTCCGGTATAGTAGCGATGTGTCATTTCACCGTTGATTCCATCGCCCACCAACTTTCCCAGCCCTGCGGTTACCAGGTTCTCAACATTGGGGTGCTTAAAATACAGCCGCAGGTATGCCACCGGGTAAAACGTTTTTGCTGCGTTTGATTGCTCCATGTACTCCCACAGCTTGGCATTCTCTGCGCCGGTGCCGCCCAAATCTGGCAGGTTTGCGGCGTACATTTTCGGGCAGCCAATATCATCTACCAGTTTTGCGCGCTGTACCCACGTGCCCAGGTTCCGCCAACTGCCAGCCATAGCGTTGTACTGGTAGTGCGCCAGCTTGATGATCCGCCGGCCATCAACCACAAAGGCGTTAATAGCGTTCCGCTCGGTGTGGCGGTAACCTTCGTACATGTGGCGCTCAATGCACCACTGCGTTAATACTAGGCAGTTTTCCGCAACGGTGGGCACCACGATAAAGTCTTGGGCTGCCCGCCCGTACCGCAGCTCCTGCACGTTGCGCAGCTGCGTTTGAGCACCGCACAGGGGGCATACCATGGTTTCGTCGTTTCGCTTTTTGTCAATGGAGTCTTGCTCAACGTTCACGACCTGCACGCCGCTGGTGTTCTGGTATGTCAGGTTTGGGCTGCAGGGCGCGCCATAGGCCGGGACGTATTCCGCCAGATACCAGCTTTCGCACTCGCTGCACCACAGGGCGGCAGGGCGTATGGCGGCACTGGGGCGCAGATCAGCCCGGAAATCTTCGCAATCCAGGCGGGATTCGGCATCATCCCGTGATATGCACCGGTAACTTGTTACAGCAAACGGCTTTCTACCCAGGGCATCCAGATAGCGTTCAATGTCGTCCGGCGGTGCGGTTGGTATCATGGCCACATATTCTTCCAGTGTTCTCATGGCGCTGCCCTCTTACATGAAGTCCATGATGTTCAGGCGCTGGCGCTTGGGGCGTTCTGCCTGGGCGGGTGCGGTACTCTGGTCGCCAGCAGCGGCTTGCCCGCTCTCCGGCAGGCCAAAATGCACGCGCAGGATACCCGGCACGGCCGGGCCGGGGCAGCAGGCAGAACCGCCGCTTTTGTGCTTGTTGGCATAGTCGTGGATCGCTTTCTCGCAGGTTTTCAGATCATGCGTGCCGGCTTCAAGATCTGCCACAATCACTTTGGCCTCCTCTTCGTTCATGCTCTGGATCGTGGCCTTCAAATCCTCGGCCACGCACCACAGCAGGCTGCCGCTTTTCTCTTTTTGCTGCATGGCCGCAGCCATTTCCAGCGCTTTTTGTTTGTTTTCCATTTGCGTTTACTCCCTATTGTTTTATTTTATCCCGCCGGGGCGGGGGATAACGTTGTATTACCTGCGCTTCCGGCGCAGCTTGATGTATAGCCGCCATTCGGCCCGCTCCTCGTTATAGCTGGGCACAGCCCCCAAAAACCTGTAGCCGGGGTAGCGCCGCTCCCAATAATCCGCATCGTCCACGCGCAGGGTGCAGGCATCGGCCAGCTTACGCGGGGTCCAGTGGGTATCGTTGGGGCGGGGATAGGTGGGCCGCTCTAAGCCGCGGCTTGCATGCCAGCTTTTGCGGCGGCGGGGGTATTTCAGCATGTACTTTGCCAGTCCTTCCAGGCTGTCGTGTTCCGGCTGCAGGCGGTCGGCGTTGACGGTGCCCAGCGGTTCCCGGCTGCGGCCGGTGCACCACAGATCTTCCAGCGCATCACGCAGGGCGGCGCGGTGGGCGGCGGTCAGGCCGTCAACCTGCAGCACCATGTGGTGGTGGTATCGCACCTCTTTCAGGCCGTTGGCGGGGTCGGCTTCCTGATTCTCCGTCACGCACACCCACTTGATGGGTGTTGCATCCTGCCAGTTTTTCCGGGCCAGCCAGCGGCGCACCCGTTTCAGGTAGTTGTACACGTCCTTCCAGGCTGCTTCGTCATCGTCCGGCAGCCACATGTCTTCATAGGTCAGGGTCAGCGCAAAACCGCGCTGGTCAAAGTTGGTGTTCAGCAGCTGCACCAGCAGCCGCGCCGACCGTTCCCGGTTACGCTTTTGCTGGGCAAGGCTGCTGGCAAATTGCTTTTTTCCGCGGGGGCCTGCCCGGTGTTCCCGCTCCGTGATCCAGCAAAAATCTACCTCGGCATAACTATCGCCGCAGATTGTTTTCTGCTCACGGATGTATTGCTTTCTGGTAGTTTTCATGCTGTTCACTTCTTTTCTTTTTGTGGGGGAGAATGGACCTTGAAATAACCCCTATACAAGCCGCCCACACGGCCCCCCTCGGACCGTTTGGCGGCAGCCTTTTACGGCAGCTCAGCCACGCGCTATTATAATAAGTAAGCTGTGCCCGGTTTTGCGAAAGCCGCCGCCCTGGTTTAAGGGCTGCGGCTTTGGTTCACGCTTGGGTTTCTTTTGCAGGGCCGCCCATCAGGCGGTCGTGAATGATTGCAGTTTTTGTTTCAATAATGCGTCGCTGGACCGCGGCTAAAAGGCCGCCAACCACCGATACGCCGCATTCAGGTCCCGCTTTTTCCATCTCAGCCAGCAGGGCTACCAGCACGTCTTTGTTGCTTGGCTGCGCCTTTTGCTTCTTGTGCATTATTTCTCGCCGTCCCAGGAATACCATCTCGGCCCCACGCGGCTGCGGCAGCCCCATCGTTCCCATAATCAGCTTGATGCACTTTTTCCTTGTCATTGATTCCATCCTTTCTGTTTTACTGTTGGCCGCCAACCCGCCGGGGTGCAAGTGTCTTTTTTTAGGCGGTGGCGGTTTGCGGCATGCTGTCCATATAGGCAAACTGCTTTTCATAGGCCCGGCGCTTGGCATCCTGGGCGCAATCTGCTTTGTAGCGCTCGCAGTTGGCGTGGCAGCCAATGCGGCGCTGTTGGCAGTTTTTACAGCTTCGTTCCATCTATTCAACCCCCTGTTCTTTGGCGGCGCATCCCGGTGTTGATCCGGGCGGCATGGGCTGCTTGGGCCATGCCGGTGCCGCACACGCGCCATAAAACCCGCCTGCCCAGGCGCACCTGCGGCGCTTGGCAATCCGTACGCAGGGGCCGGGGACCCGGTGGAAATCCGGGGATAACAGGCGGCCGCCGGGCACAGGCCGGGAGTAGTGGCCGGTGCCGGGCGTTGTGCATTACCTGCACAGTGGTGTTGCCGTACTTGCCCACGCAGCAACTGTGGGAGGATTCAGGGGCCGCCGCGGCCTCGTGCAGCTTTGGCGGCATATCTGCCCCGCCGGGGCGGGGTTATTGTATCTTGTAGTGCTCGGCCAGCTTTTTCAGTGCAGCCGGGTGCAGTAGGGACAGTTCAAATCGGGTGCGGCAGGCATCGCCGGGCGGGCTTACCTCGCCCAGCTTGGCAAGATACTGGTTGTACAGCCAGCCCATAACAGGGTGGGCAATGTTCATCATGTACCAGGGCGGGCGCTTGGGGTTCTGCTCTGCGGCCTTGCGGCGCTCCTCAATGATCAGCGGGGCCAGCCGGTCAATCAGGGCCGCACGTTCCTCTGCCGTCATTTCTGGCCGCCTTTGCCGGGGCGGAACACAACATCATCGTGCAGCCGTTCCGCGTCCCGCATGGCATTGCGGTATCCTACATCCCGGCCACTGGTCCAGGTAGCCAGCAGCCCCAGGGCCACAACCCCGGCAGTAATAAGATAGTAAATCATTATTTCAGCACTTCCTTCACATCGTCCAGCAGATCGGCTGGTATCATTCCGGCCCGCATCATGTAGTGCAGGCTTTCCCGGTAGGCGTGCAGGCTGCCTGCCAGCTCTGCCGCCTGGCAGATCAGCATCCCGCGCGTGCCGGGGTTGTGTACTCCGTTGGTACTGCGCAGTATAATGCAGTAGGTTTTGCGGGCGGCAGCTGTGCCTTCGATCAGCCAGGCCACGGCCTCCCGCGGTGTCATTGGTGCGTCCATGGCTTTTTCACCTTCCCTGTGTTCGGCATCTGCGCGGACAAAAACGCCGCCGCGCAGCGCTCGCAGTATGCTTCGTTGTTGACCGCCGGGCTTTTGCACTCAAATGCAAGGCCCAGCTGCGGCGCAAGGTATTCCGGGCAGGCCCAGTGCAGGTAGCTGGTGGCGGCCATTCTGGCGGTGCAGTGGCGCAGGCCCCGAAGGGTGTTGTCCACGCAGCCCACCTTGATGATCCGTTCCTCTTCCTCCAGTTCTTGCAGCCATTCCAGCACAGTCATGGCTGCACCGCCGTGTTCTGATTCTGCGGGGTAACAATCTCCGTTTGGCTCATTCCCTGGGCTTCGTACCGCCAGCGGGCAGCCTCGTTCGCTTGGTGGGTGCCAAAGGCAACGGCCAGTGCCAGCACAATGGCCATGACCGCAGTAGTCCATCGCCAAAGGCTTGCGGTTTCCTGCGCTTCTTTTGCTGCCAGCTTGGCTTCTTCGGCGCGGCAGCGGGCCATCCAGGCATCGTCTTCGGCGTTCTGCTTTTCCCAATCCTTGCGGGCGGCGGCTCGCTCTGCCGTGTTGGCGCGGTATTCGGCGCGGATCACGCGCTGGGTCAGGTTCACCCAGCGCTCTGCGTTGCTGGGGTTGCCGTCATTGATGGACCGCAGCACGGCGGTCATGTCCTTCAATTCTCTGGCTTCCATCGTTCATGCCTCGCTTTTCTTATTGGTTTCCCGTGCCAGTGCTGCTGCAAACAGCTCCGCCAGCACGGGGGCAATGCAATGTATTGCTTCATCGGTCAGGCGTGCGCCCGGCAGCACCGGGGTACCGTCCGGCAAAAAGCCCTCTGCAATTACAAATTCTTCATTTTCCATCTTGGTTCTCCCATCTGGGCGGGTAGCTTAATACCGCGTCCATCATGCAGCCGCAGGCCACGGCGGCTTCCAGCGCGTTTGCCCAGTCCTGCCGCCGCCGGCCGCGCTTTGCCGCGGCGTACAGCAGCTCTTCCACCAGGTTCTGGGCGGTCGATCCGCGCACGGCCAGCGGGTGGCGGCGCATAATCAGCTTGCCCAACGGCTGGCGGATGTGCAGGTCAGACGTTCTTGTGCCCACTTCCTGCGCCGCGTCCAGCCGCATTGCCGCCAGCCGCCACATATCAGACCGCACAAGGCGTGCGGCTTCATACGCCACGGCGTACAGGGCAGCTTCCAGCGCATAGGCGTCGGCGGCTTTCTGGGCCGCCGGGGTGCTGGCGGTCGAGACGTCAATGATCCGGCAGGCGCGCGCCAGCTTGTGAGTGCTCTCCATAATGCCGGCGCTGGTTACGTCCTGCAGTTTTTTGGTCGCCATCAATCGCAGGGCATCCGTGCCCATGTTGGCAACAGCATCCCCGCTTGCACACAGGGCAGCGGCCCAGGCGCGTTCTAACGGCGTCATGCCGCGCCGCGGGGAAATATTTGGTTTGGCATTTTCCATTCAGGGGTCCTTTCTGCCGGGGTGGGGGTGTTCAAGCCCCAACCACCAGCGCCAGCAGCGCGTGGTGGATCGCCCACAGGCAAAGGTACCACGCCGCGCCGCAAAGGCAATAAAATAAAAACTTTTCCATCGGTTACTCCAGGTAATGTACTTTAAGCGCAGCCCACCCGCCCAGCAGGCAGCAGGCCAGCCCGGCCAGGGCAGACGCTCCTCCGCCCTGGGCCAGGGCAGTTACGGCACACAACACGCCCAACCCGCAGGCCGTTAGCGTGAAATTGGCGAAAGCCTTGCAAATGGGGCTGATGTGGGGTAGAATACAGGTGATGAGTTTTTTCGTCTGGCCGTTCCGGTGTTGCAGCACCGGGGCGGCTGTTTTTGTTTGGGGCATGAGTTTATTCCTCCTTTTCGTCAAGGTCGTAGATTGTGCTGCCGCCGGACTTGCTGCGGATGTACCCGGTTGTGATGTGCCTGTTGTTCGGGTCACCAAGGACAGTTTCATTCTTCACGTCCTTGAATGTGACATCCGGCGAAATCTTGATGCCGGGACCGTTTTTGAGCTCAAAACCTTCGGTGGTCTGGGTTACGGTTGTGCTGCCCATGCGGGTTGTGGTTTTTTCGGTGTTCATGGGGGATACCTCCTTTTAGCGATGCTGCATAAGCCAGCGTTCGATTTTTTCGCAGATGTGACAGATGTTGTCAAGAAAATTGACTTTCTGCTCAGTAATAAGTATCTTGAGAACAAGAATTAAGAGTTCCATTGTTCTGTGGTAAATTCTTTTGCTCCCGCCCTATCTCATGCACAGGGACATTCCTTCTTTCGTGACGGATACGAATTGATCTACTGGCCCTACTGGACCGGTAGTCCAAAAACAACGACTTATACCCTGCAAAAGACTGAGCACTGATAGACAGGTGATGCCCCTGTGCATGAGACAGGGCATGAGGTTGAGAAAACGGTTTACAAGGGTTCAGCAAATCTGGCGGGCCAGAACGGTTGCGGGGATTCGCTTGCCGCGTCCGCTTGTAATCCAGCCCGATAGGGTAGTGATGCAGCGCACCGATGCGTAGGTGTCATCGCCGTACACAATCCGCGCGGCTTCTTTCACAGTAACAAGCTCACCGGAAGCCTGGCTGCGGATGCGTTCAAGCGCATCGCGGTAGCCGTCTTTTTCTCTTGCCATGGATATCCTCCTTTGAAAATGTTCATTCTCTGCTCCATTCCGGCTCAAAGTCCGGACTATGGGACAGGGGTTGTGGTAGAATGGGTTTATGGGTTGGGGGATATAAGTCTCTTGAAAGCTTCGTTGAACTCGGCTTCGGCCTTTTTGGGCGAATAGTGCCCATTCAATACCTGGGAAACATACTTGGGGTTCTTTCCCATTTCGGCCGCCAACTGCTTTGCGGTAACGCCCGCGTTGTGCATTCGTCCAACAAGTTCGCCCGTCCATTGTGCAGGCATACAAATCTAACCTCTCTTTCTACTAAAACTTGACTTTGGTTAGATTTTGCGATAAGATAAAAGCGCCAACAAATATCAGCGCAAAAATCTTTCCAAAGCCAACAGACTGTGGGGCTTTCTATGCCTTACTAGATTCAATCTGTGTCACTATAATATCTGAATTTAGTTAGAAAGTCAAGCGTTAAATCTGAATTTGGTTAGTTTTGAGCGCTCTGTACAAAAAGGAGCGTCGGAAATTGTGTTTTATGACATGTATGCTGCTCTTTGCAAAAGCAAAGGCATAAGTCTTAGCCGTGCGGCAGACGAAATTGGGCTGAGCAATTCAACTGTGACCAAGTGGAAAAAGACCGGGGCTACACCTTCGGGCGATACCCTTACCAAAGTAGCAGCGTATTTCGGGGTATCTGTGGACGATTTGATCAGTGATGCCCAGACAGAGGTTGGTATGCAGGACCAGCTGATTGCCTTTTATGGCAAGGTAAAAGACCATTTGACGGAAGATGACATTGACGACATTATGGCGTCCATGCGCGTGAAGGCAGAACGGAACAAACGAAAAGGAACCGGAGGTTAAACAGGATGAACACGTCTGTCGGTGCAATGTATAATGACCTGCAGGGGCTTGGCGTGGATGTGGCCGAATTGAAGCTCAAAGCCAACACAGCTATTGCTTTTATGGATAATTTTCTGGTCATTGACCGTTCGCGCTGTAAGACGACTGCTAAAGAGCGAACCGTGCTAGCTCATGAGGCGGGGCACTATCTGAGTGGGGCGTTCTACTTGGCGTACAGTCCATACGAGATCAAAGAACAGGCTGAAAACAGGGCGTTTGCGGCTTCGGTTGAAAAGTACCTGCCGGTGTCTGAGCTGCGCCAGGCTATGGCCCGTGGATTCACTGAGCCATGGCAGCTGGCGGAGTATTTCAGCTTTGACGAAGATTATATAAAAAAGGCCCTGCACTATTGGACAGAGTGCAGGGGAGTAGACTTTAATCAAACAATATAAAAAGGAGCCGTTTTTATGAATGCTTTAACGGGATGCCTGGGATTTTTCCTCATTCTTATACTGCTGGTTTATGCTTGGCCGTTATTGCTGATTCTGGCCTTGATTGTGCTTGTGTATCAAATCTACGCGGTGATCTATTTTAAGGGTGAAAAATTCGGAGCCATAAAAGAGACGATACAAAATCATATCCGAGACTGCAACGATCTGAACGACCATATTGAGGAACTGAAGAACACAGCCCTTGTGGTAAAACGTATCGACTACGGCGAGGCGGCCTATCACGACAACAGTCGCTGGAATGTCAAACGTGATGCACTGAAAAAGCGGGTCTATGCACCCTATATTTACGAGTGTTCCCGCACCGTTTGCGATAACGCACGGAAAGAACCTTTCAAGTACATCTGCAAATATTTCGGTATCAAGGCTGACGAGGAAACCCTTGGAAAATTTGAAACAGCTTTGAATGATTTCTCCGCAGCAGAAGATGGCAAGGTTGCCTTAAAAGCAGAGCGGGCGGCAATTCTGGAGAGCATTTCTGCAGATATTCCTTGGGCCATCAAAAAGTTCAGCCAGAAGAAGCTGGAAAAGAATCTCGGATTTGAGGAAGTAGACTTCAGCACCCTGTACTTTCCGAAATATGAGTTTAAGTATACCAGCGCGGGCGGAAATACGGGTACGACCTACGACATCGTTATGGATATTGACAATCTGAACCGCTTTGTTGTCTATTTGTCCGAGAAGATCAAGTTCAGCAAGAGCGTGGCCGGTCAGCGGGCGCTTATGACCAGCAAGCTGCGCCAACATATCAAGGAACGCGATCACTATACTTGCAGACACTGCGGCGTATCTACTGCGGACGAGCCGCACCTGCTGCTGGAAATCGACCACATTGTGCCGGTATCCAAGGGGGGCTTGACGACCGAGGACAATCTGCAGACGCTTTGTTGGCGATGCAACCGGAGTAAGAGTAATAAAACGGTATAAATAAAAAAACGCCCCCGGTGTTGGCGCACCGAGAGCGTTTCCATAGATCAGCTTGCCCACAAAAGTGGATACAATCGACCCGACAATCGTATTGTACCACCTCCGGGCAGGCTTTACAAGCTATACCTATAGTGTCGGGGGAGGTTTTTGATTTGGGACAGGTAAAAAAGCGGGCAGACGGATATATTGAAAAGAAGCGAAAAATAAACGGAAAAGTTGTACATTTTTACGGCAAGACCGCCCGCGAAGTACAGCGGAAGATTGACGAAGCCCTAGAAAATGCGGCAAAGGCAAAGGAAGAGAGCGAAGTTTTTGACGTTGTTGCAGAACAGTGGTGGAAAGATTATCTAAAAAGAATCAAAGCCGGGAATGCCCGTGCTTATCATGGGGCATATGTGAGTATTCTTGAGTTCTTTGGCGGGTATGCAATGGCAGAAATCACCCCGGCAATGATTGTGCTGTGGAACCAGAAGCAGGCCGCGCAGGGTAAGGCAGGAAGCACAATCCGGAATGCAAATAGCGTTCTTAACCTCATTTTCAAATACTGGTGCATACAGAGTGATAACACCTATAATCCGGTCGCTTTTGTTGATCTTCCGCGCGGATTAAAAAAAGAAGAACGCAAGCCGCCAACGGAAGAACAAGTGGCAGCTGTAAAAGCTCACCCGGAGGGCTTTGGACTGTGTGCGTGGCTGTTTATGTACACAGGCTGCCGCCTTGGGGAAATTCTGGCATTGCAATGGCAAGATATTGATTTTGAAAGAAACGAAATAAGCATAACAAAAGAAGTCTCCTGGGTTAATTCTCAGCCAACGATACAGACCCCCAAAACAAAAAATGCAATCCGAATCGTTCCGCTATTAGCTCCACTCAAGCAAGAGCTTTTGACCAGAAAACAGAAAGCAGATAATTATTTGCTTGGCGGCGAAGCGCCATTAAAAATGTATGAATACAGGCGGCTATGGCTTGATTATTGTAAAGACCTTGGAATGGTCGAAATAGACTATGCAGCAGAGCAGGGGAGAGAGCGCAAGTATCACAAGGCATACGGCCCAGAGCGTAAGCGTAAACCACCTACAACCCATCTGTATAAGCCGGCAGTAACAGCCCATCAATTCCGGCATGAAATGGCAAGTGCCATGTACGAAGCTGGCATAGGAGAGCTTGAAACGCAAAAGATTTTAGGCCATGCCGACATATCAACGACCCGTAAAATATACACGCATATTAAAGAGCGGCAAATAAAAGAAGCAGAAAAAGTCTTAAATTCTTATTTTGAAAGTAAGGTCGTAGAAAAGTCGTGAAAACAAAAAATATAGCGATTATTCGTCAAAACAAACAGGTTCGATTCCTGTCGCCAGCTCCAAAATATCCCGGCAGTTTTATAACTGCCGGGATATTTTTGTATCAATCCTATATTTTGTAGCACAAAAAGGTAAAAAGTACCCCCGGCACAGGGTCAGCCCTGAGCCGGGGGGCGGTATATTCAGGAAAATGAGATGGACTGAATGGCAAATACGAGAAGCAGATCTTAGGGCAACACCGCACAATTCCCGCCTTACGGCTTAAGCACCGCTTCGGCGGCTGCGGCACGGCATCTGCGTTGCCAAAATGCTCGATAAGACATTCCAGTATTATCTGCGCTTTTGGCTTAGCAGCTGCCGCACCTCGCTCGCCGTATCGGCACTTAGAATTATGCGGTATTGCCTTAGCCCATATTGAGCAAGTTGCTCTTCATAGTTTTCAGCTCTTTTTCCAACTGGTCTTTTTCTTTGGTGTATGCCTGGTAGTCCTGCATCTGCTCCATCACGGCGGGGTCGCTGGCAGTCAGGTAGCCGCTGGTTATGGAGGTGGTGGTGCTGAACTTTTTCTGCTGGCCGTTAAAGTCGATCACCAGGAACTGATCCGTAGAGGGCAGTACCTTGCCCACGCCGAACATCTTGTGGGTTACTTCGCAGCCGGTCAGGTCGGGCAGGGCAGTGGGGCTTGCCAGCAGCTCCTGCAATTTCTGTTCCTTTTCGGCGATCTGCATGCGCAGGTCGGCGCGCTCGGCTTTCTGTTTCACGGCCTTGGTGCGTTCCTTGGCGGTTGCCGTGCGGGAAAAGCCCTTGGGGTAATAGCCGTTTACATAGGCGCTGTGCATGATATCATACACCAGCAGATGCAGCTGGTCATTGATGCCGTGCATGGTGTTTTTCAGCCGCTCGGTGTGCAGGCGGGTCAGCTCATCGTATTTGGGCAGCTCGTTCAGCAGGTCATCGCACATGGCGTAATATTGGGTCAGGTTAAAGGCCGCGCCGGTGCCAAAGTCTTCGTCATAGCCGAAATAGGCGGCCCAGGCTTTGGCTTCGGCGGGAACAAAGAAGTAGTTATCCTCCGGCTCCAGCAGGCTCAGGTACAGCGCGGCGCTGCCGGCCGTCTGAGTGAATTTGGCCATGCGCGGCAGGCAACGGCGGAAACAGCCGTTGACCTGGTCGGCAAACATTTCCACGCGGCCCTGGCGTTTTTTCAGGTCACCGTCATCATCATTGAACAGCCAGCGAAAACACTCGCGCACAAGCTCAACTTCCGTGGGGCGCATCATCAGGGCCTGCATGCCGCCAATGGGCTGCAGGGCGGGCGTGTCCATCACGGCACGGGCCTGCTGTGTGGCCTGGGCAAACATAGCGGGAAAATCCACCGCGTCGATATCCCAGTTTGTGCCAAAGCAGTTGATGGCTTCCCAAACGCCATTTTCTGCGGTTCCGCCATCGGTCAGGCTGCGGATATACGGGGCAAGGATCGTGTTCAAAGTTTCAGTGTTCAAGCTCAAAACGTGATACCCTCCAATGAATTACAATGAATTGCCGCCGCCCGCCGCAAAGGTTTTTATTTGGCGACAACCTTTTTATTATACGAAAAAATCAGGGCTTTCGTCAAGGCATCGCAGAGCAAAAAAGGATGAAAAAAGGCACCGGCGGTGAAAGCAGGTACACCGCCGGTGCCGAAAAATAAAACAGGGATAAGTGAGATATAGACAGGGAAGAACGCCGCCTTGCAAAAGGCAGGCCGCCGAATGGCTCAGGTATGGAAAACGCCAATGGTGGGGTTGATAAAATCAACGATGAGCAAAAACGAGATGACAGCCAGCATGCCGATCAGGCAGAAAAACATGCGGCGCAGCCAGCGGTTTTTATCGGTAAGGATATCCCGGTACTGCTTGTCTTTGTTCTCAAGCTCCCGCATGTACTGCTGACGGGCGGCGTCCAGGGTTTTGGCATAATAGTTCTGCATGGAAAGCAGCAGCTGCATCACGTTGGAATCCAGCAACTGGCCGTTTTCGCTCTCCAACTTTTGTAGGCCGGTGATCGCATCCAGCGAGCCATCCATGGCGGCAACGATCGCGGCGACATCACGGAAGCTGGGATTCTCGGTCTGGCCGCTCAAAATGCGGTTTACGGTGCTGAGGGGCACCCCGCTTGCACTGGAGATTTGCTGCAGGGTCAGGTTTTGTTCGGATTTCATATTTTTCAACGTTTCCACAATAGATTCTTGCATAAACCTCCTCCATTTCCCAAATCTGGGAAAGCCTAAAAGGGCGTTTCTCAGATTTGATAGTTTACAATTCCGGCAGCCTCTGCTACAATTCACATAATGTTTCCATAAGGCGATGGGAAAACAGGAAAGACCCCACCGCTGCCAGGGGCAACGTGATCCCCCGGCAGGAAGCATCCCGAAATGTGCCGCAAAACATGCCACTATTTTAATATGACTTTTATAATTTGTCAAGAATTGTAAGAACTGTTAAAAAATGGATGTCTGCGGTATGGTGGGGAAACTGTTTGGGCTGTGGAAGGGGGCCGAGAACGATTTACCAGTATCTTGCGGTGGAACAAACCCTGTTCAGCTGTGAACTTGGCCGCTATACTGCTTTTGGAATTGCGGCCCAAAAGCGGGCACCGGATGGCTGGCGGCAGATTGCATTTGTCCCAGATATTTGCACCAATGCCCAACAGGCACAGCGCCTGGCGCAGCTGTGCACACAGGGGCAGCTGGAACCCATCCATTTGATGGATGTAATTGAAGATTTTGTGGCAGACCCTTGTTCCTGGCCATAGAGGGCCTGGCTTGCCGCAGAAATGTTAAAATCCCCCGGATCGTATAGAATCCGAGGGATTACGTTTTTATTTTGGGCGACTGATTCGTTTGGAGAAGGGGGATGCCTTTGGGGCAAAACGGACCGCAGGGACGGCTCTCAGGTGGAGATGGCCGACCTGCAAAGCACTTTGGGCTATTCTCCCAAAGCCGTAACAGCTTGTCCGGGGCATCAAGAAGGTCGCCCACTGCAAATATTACAGCAGCTGCACACCAGCGCGCTCGCACACGGCTTTGGTCTCGGCATCCCACAGGCTGACCTGCACTTCGCCGATGTGGGCCTTGCCCAGCAGCAACATGCACAGGCGGCTCTGGCCAATGCCGCCGCCCATCGTCAGGGGCAGCTTGCCTTCCAGCAGCATTTTGTGGAACGGCAGTTCCGCACGCTCCGGGCAGCCTGCGGCTTCCAGCTGGCGGGTCATGGCGGCCGGGTCCACACGGATGCCCATGCTGGAAAGCTCCAGTGCACAGCCCAGCGCTTTGTGCCAGAACAGAATATCGCAGTTCAGCGTCCAGTCATCATAGTCAGGGGCACGGCCATCGTGGCGGATGCCGCTTTTCAGCTGGCCGCCGATCTGCATGATGCAGACGGTGCCATGGGCGCGGGTAAAGGCGTTTTCGCGCTCTTTGGGGGTCAGGTCGGGGTAAAGGTCTTCCAGCTCCTGGGTGGTGATAAAGGTCGGCTCACGGGTCAGGCGGATGGCTTTCAGCTCCGGGAACTTCCAGCGCAGCTCGTCCGCAGTGGAGCAAACGGCATCCACAATATCGCGCACGGTTTCCTGCAAAAAGGGCAGGGTGCGGTCCTTCGCGGTGATGACCTTCTCCCAGTCCCACTGGTCTACATAAATGCTGTGCAGGTTGTCAAGCTCTTCGTCGCGGCGGATGGCGTTCATGTCGGTCACAAGGCCCTGGCCGGGGCGGAACCCATACTCAGCAAGGGCATAGCGCTTCCATTTGGCCAGGCTGTGCACAACTTCAGCGCGCTCATCCAGGCAGGGTACATCAAAGCTGACGGGGCGCTCCACGCCGTTCAGATCATCGTTCAGGCCGCTGCCGTTCAAAACAAACAGCGGGGCGGTAACGCGCTTCAGGTGCAGGGCGGCACACAGCTTTTCCTGAAAGATGGTTTTAATGATGCCGATGGCCCGCTGGGTATCGTACAGGCCCAAAAGATCATGATAGTTTTTGGGAATGGACGTTTTGGACAT